CGGTCCTGGCGAACCGGATGAAATCCCACCCTGCGACTAGAGGATGGGATCAAGTAATACGTTACTTGTGACCTGAAACTGGTCAATGGATAACAACAAAATTTCGTTGGCGATCTCCTTATCTACGGGGATCTTTCGGCGCCTCACTCTCTTGATTTTCTTCACGAACTTAGGCCAGTTCTTGTGTCGAGCAAGCAGAATGAGATGTCGGATATCTCCCGTACGGTATCGGGGGTCATCAGCGATGATTTGAGGACCAACTGTCTTGAGGTGAGTAATCACCCCGCTTCGGATCTTCTTGTTGGCGTCACGGTAACGCCTTGACAAGTGGGTCTCGAGTTCCTTTGCAGGAAAGATAGTTGGTTGGGTTGGCTTCTTTAGCAGATGGTGCATATCACTGCGCAACAGCTCGCGCTGCGCGGTGATAAGTACTTCTGCTACATCTGTGTCACCGTTGGTCGAGCGACGCTCGATCAGACGACTACGGATGCACTTTAGACGTGGGTCGGGTGACCTACGTATGAAGCTGAGAGGCCCGTGATGGAGGAATGCAATCGCGCTTGTCGCGCTTGCCGGTCGGCGGTTCCCGCCACCTCCTTCACGGAACAACCCTGGGTATTTGTGGAGTCCTAACTTCGATTGCGTTCGCTGCACGCACTTAGCGATCGGTCGGAGTTGGGTTCTTTTGGTGAGGAGCGCGTCTAGACACGCTGGACCATGATCATGGTCCACAGCACGTGTCGCTGACGCCTCACCTATTCTGAGGAACGTGACAGAGTCCGCTGTGAATTCTGATGTACGCCGCATCAGCATCTCACAAAAGACTCCAAACGTTGCACTTTTGAACGACTTCTTCACGTTGCTCTCGAGCCCGAGCATCTTGATGTTGTCGTTGTAACCTGCAATTTGTTCTTCAGTCCACAACCCAATCAAATCATCACCACAAACACGGAATGAATCTTCACTACAACCAGCGCGAACGGCGGCAAAGGCATTCAGTATTGTTAATACTGTCCATCCTGGCCCGAGCCCCATAAGCGCACCACAAGTTGTAGTTCCCAATCGTTTCCCATTAGCTTCGATTCGCTGAGGTCCAATAGCGTGCTCAATGACAGTATCTACCCACTCAGGTAAGTCAGAGAGCGTCGAACATACTCGTCGCAGCACATGTTGCGCGGTATGAATACTGATGGGATCCGTTGATTTGCTGAGGTCTGCTGAATACAACTGTGTGTCGGATTTATCCGTCTTCAGAAGTATCTGAGTATTCCTTAACATATCTCGGGAAACGGAGAATCTTTTCGTATGTTTCATTAGGATAGATGTTAAAGCCCGGCCTCCCCAAACGCA